ATGAATCCGTTTAACGCCATTACTTTTGCTGCATTGTGCGGGCCTCTGGTTTGTCCTGCTGCTATGGCGCAGGAGTTCATCATCCAGCCAGCCCCTGTGATTGCTAAACCTTTTGAGTACTCTCCCTCTGTTGAGGAATTCTCACGCAAAATGGAAGAGGGTAAGGAGATCTTGCAAAAGTTAACAATTGCAGCAGATGACTACTATATCTGTTTGATTGATCTTAATAGCCAAGATGCTCGCGAGTTTGTTTCCAAAAACGGGACAGATACGACAGAGGCATGCGAAATGTTCCTGCGTGCTTTTGAAGAAGAAGTGAAGCGTACAATTGAATCGCCTCTGCCTGAATTTATCAGGTCAGAACTGAAGGTTTACTGGCGTCATATTGCTAAAGCTCGCTCATCTGTCACTCGCCTTAACAATTACATAAAGAGCATATTTAAAGAAACTGTTACTTTTAGCGGGCGCGCGGATCTTGCTGGAATTGCAGCACTAGCTAGTCACACATCAAATAAGCTAAAATCGATGCAATTTCACTAACCGATAGCGGACGACCATGCATCTAGAAGTCTCTATTAATCCAGAAACTAGAGCTGAATTTTTTGATGAAGTTTTTCTCAAATTCCCAGAGCTAGAGTCTTCTATCATTGATGATTTCAAGAGATACAAAGCAACCGGTGAGCTTCCGCATTATTTCGGTAGGGACGTTGCGTATACTCAGCCTTATGGTGCTTTTCGGGCTGGGTTGATGCATATCCATCTTTGTCTACCGCCAAACAAGTTTCCCGAGAAACTTCCACAACCGGATAGGGTCTGCAAGAAAGGTGATCCTGATAATGATGCTTGTCTTGTGTATGTCCAAGGTGAGCTTTATGAGAATAAATATTCACTCATTGCTATTATGTATCCCGATGCACATGAAAAAGCAAGAAAACATGATGTGATGAGCTATCTGGCGCGAATTGCCCAGAATTATAAAGATGAAAACTAACCCGCCGAAGCGGGTTTTTTGTGAGATTAGTTATTTATTTTCCTATTTGTTCTTACCCTCTCCCATTCAATTCTGCCTTCTTCACGCCGTTTATCTATATATTCAGCAAGATCCTGAATGTTGATGCAGCGCTTTGCTTTCTGTGATGTACCAACACGATAAGTCGGGATCGGCAACTGGCATGCATTTGCTTTCGCTTCTGCTGTGTTAGGGCTCATACCGAAATACTTTTGGCATACAGCTGACAGCTCAATGTTTGGGGTATTGAATTCAGCCATCAGTAAAAACAAGGTGTTCATAATTTTCTCCATCAAAACCGGCTGCACCCGGGAAAATCATAATTCTGTGCTGGTGGCAGGAATTAATTTCTGCCAGATAGCGGAAACATATTTTGCCTGATGACGGGCATCAGCCAGGGCGTTGTGCCGGTCGCCATCGAAAGGCATGTCCATTTTGGGGTCGAATCCGATGGAACGCCCAAGCGTAACGATCGTGCGTACATCGTGGTCATTCCAGTACGCCCACGGGCAGATTTGTCCTGCTCGCTCGTAAGCTCCACGTAAAATTACGTTGTCGAAGGTGGCCCCGTTACCCCAGACTTTTAAATATTTCGTATTGTCTGCGTGCCGGTTAATGAAATGATTTAGTTCTGAGAGAGCATCGCTGATCGACAAAGTATCATCAATACAGATTGCAGCTCGTGCTTCAGGGCTTTGTTTCAACCACCACAGGATGGTATCGCCGTCAGGTGTAGCTCCTTGCCCCATAGCACTTTCCAGGCTAACAACCGTATAGAATTCTTGTCCGATGTCTCCGGTTTCTGGAGTGAAGAACACCGCGCCAATGGAAACGATCGGTGCATCCTTATTTTTCCCCATCGTCTCAAGGTCGATCATTAAGTTGTTCATCACTTCACCTCCTGCGGCGGTTCCGGTAGCGGCATCCAGTGAGTTGCTTGCTCAATACCATTACCCGGCTTAATCGTTGCATCTCCGCGCCGAAAGGTGCTTCCGGTATAGCGTGCGGAGCATATTAGCGGTTCAACCAGAGAGCTATCGAAATTCACCGAAATAAGCACGTTCTGGCCCTTTTCAGGCATTCGATCACTACAGATTATCCAACTATCCGGAGTTCCCGGAGAGTTGCCATTTACATCGAAGTTTGGCTCTGCGTCCTGAACCAGGAGGATGTAACCATTCTTGGCTGTATCAAGTTCTAACGCCTCGGTGACGGTGCCGAAATAGCGATTACCTAAATCAGCATCACAAGTGCTTACATCAATGGAAACTTCCATGCCTTCGATTAATTCTGGCAAGTTGTAAGTTTGGCTTATAGGCTCTGCTTCCAGCGATGCCAGTGCAATTTCATAAGCACGGCGCTCAATATTGTCTCGAACGTCCAGGCCGCCTATGCGCTCTTTGATTTCTTTAATCAGTTCTTTGTCGGTAAAAGTGGTCATGCTGTAGCCCCTTCTTGATATTTTTCAAACCAGAACACAACCGGGTCAGATTTCATTTCAACCAATCCCATACGAACCAGCGCCTTGCCTTTCCCGGACGCAAGGAATTCACGACGACCATCACTGATAATTCGCCGATAATCTTCCAGGCTACTGCAATGCTTGTGCAGATTGCATGGGTGGCATGCCGGAACCATGTTGGATATATCGTCACGTTCCTGGTGAAGCATATTTCCAGCAAAACGAATGACCGGTTTTACATGGTCTGCATGCCACTTTTCGCCAAGTTCGCAGCCGCAATAAGCGCAGCGACCACCGAACTTCATGCGCAGTTCTGCACGTTGTTTTTTCGTCAGTGCCATATCAGCTTTCCTTATATGGATTAATTTTATTGTGCAGTGTGTTGAACGACGCCCATACCACGTCGTTATACAATTCAATAACTGGCTCAATTATTTTCCCGATTGCCCATACCAGAATTAACGGGGATATCGGTATCATCAACACGATAAACAGAATGAGAAACAAAAATTCTGTCGCTCTACTTCTTCGCGGATATTCTTTTCTGAATAATGTCGGCATATCACTCTCCTTTAGTGCGCAAGTGGTTTTCCCAGCGGTTTTGCGCCGCGCTGGGCTTATCTTTGACTCCCTCTCTGGCAATTCCAGAATATAAGTACAACACCACACGGCGATTGCTAACTCTCAACCACTGGCAGGGATAGCAACGTCTGTATACACGGGAAATAAGCATCTTTGCTTTACGGTTTTTCATCTTACTGCGTACCCTTTCTTTCGCCTGTTCTGTGACGCTGTAGGCTTACGCTTTGCGGCAAAAGCCACCTGACCAAATGGATGGAGTACTGCTATCTTATGGTTGCTGATAACCAGCTCCACCACACGCACAGGTCGCTGTAAAAAAAGTCGTTTTGCTTTACGGTTTTTCATCGTTTTGCTCTCCTGCGTTTCTTTGCTGCACGTCGTGCAGCTGCAATACCGGTATGGCGGTGCTTTGGTGCCGGGATGATGTTGTCAGCCATCAGGACATGTGGCTTTGCAATTAGCGCAGAAGCCCAAAAACGAGTCGGGTACGGTAACAAGTCGATACATGCCACACGCATTACTCACCTTCTTTGATGCGAATGCCAGCGGCGCGTGGCACATTAACTTCCACGATGCGCACAGTTGGTTTGTACATCTCAATCGCTGTCAGCCAGTCAGCGCCGGTCATATGCTTTTCTGCATCGCCATTAGTCCATTGAACCGGCACACCAATAGCTTTCATCGCAATTTCTATTTCCCCGGCAATGGCGCTTTTCCCGCAACCAGTAAAACCAGAGACAACGACAAGAACTTCGCCTTTGGCTGGTTTTATTTCCCGTGCTTCCAGTTCTGCTATGCGCTTCTCTGCGGCTTCCAGCTTGGCTTCTGCATCTTTGGCTCGCATCTGCCAGTTGATAGCGATGTCGATAACGCTGTTAGCACAACTGGACTCGTTCTCTTCGGCAGCTTTAGCTTCAGAAAGCTCATCAAGCAATCCAAGAACAACAGTTGGCGTGGCGAGCGTGATAAAACGCATATTGCTCATATGCTCTTCATCGCTGACCTCATCTCCAGCCTCGACCGCTGCCATGTGCTGAACATAGCCGCTATCACAGGTATTCCAGATTGCCCCTGCCTCGTAACCCCATTCACCATGTAGTGCTTTTTCTGCCGCCTCACGCAGTGCCTGGTAATTAATTTCGCTCACTGACAGCCTCCTTTGCGAAGCTCTGCAGCGAAATATACAGCTGCGGAAACAATAGCTGCATGTCGGTATTCACCATCAGAAAAGAGAGAATCTCCCTTAAGTGCATTGACGATACTCTGATGATTTTTTGCCAGCATCTCCACACCCTGCGCCCGTACTTCAGCCAGGAAAGCATCTGTAGCCGGGGTTTGCGGCATACCTCCGTCTGTTGCGCAGATATACGCATCAGATAGTTCATCCTGCTCGCCATCAAACACGTAGCAACTCTGTGCGATAAATTTATTTAGCCCCGCATTCTCCGCCGCCAGCGCCGCGCAATTACCCTCCAGCTCTGCAATGCGCTGTTTTGCAGCATCAAGTTCAATCGATAATTTTTCCAACTGCTCTTTATGCTTCTTGTATTCCTGATATGCGTGCCAGGACTGACCTTTGCGCACACTATCAGTAATATCAGTAATCTGTTCTGGTGTTAGCGTGGTCAGTGGCTGTGCTGGGAAAATCAGCACTTTCCCGGAATCCCAATCAAAACCAGCGTGAATTGACTGAACCTCAACTGAGGGTGTTGAACCAATGCTGCCAGGCGAATGAACAACGATCGTTACATCCATATCGCGACGATGGCTGTGGTTGTTGGACAAAATACGATTCACCAACTCAGAAAATTTGGAGAATTTCATGCGGAGCCTCAATATGCAAAATAGACCGTTGCCACGCCGTTATAGTGATCAAACGATACGGCGTTTACTTCATAGCTGGCAGGGAGCTTCGAGCCGAGAACATATCCGGGCCACGTTTTCCATGGAATTTCTCTACTCTCACTACCCCCATATACCGTACATCCAAGTGAACCTACAGCCTCGTCAGAACGTTTGCCGCATGTTATGAAACCTATATTTTTCTTGCTGGTCTTAATGGCGATTGGGTGAACACTGGCTGATGCATTGGCAGCACGCTGTGACTGTTGGTTTGCGATATTCGCAGAGTTCGCAGCAGCTACAGCAGCCATGGTCGCGGCGGTAGATGCCACAATAACTGCTGAAGCCTGCGCCTGTTGGGTAATGGTCAGCAATGCCGCCACAAAAATCATCTTCTTCACTTGTCAGCTCCTTTGCGAATCTGTTCCGCCCATTCTTCAAGGGATTTCTCCGCATATTCACCGGACAGGCCATCAATCGGGTGCGGTTCATTAGCCAACTCTTCTTTCGCTGACAGAATCATGCGCGTAACGTCGAAAACTTCACGTAAAGACTTATTGATAAATCCGTGGTTGAAAGCAGCAGCAAGACGGCTTGCGGTATAGTTAATCCCCTCGTTGCGAGCCGCCGCACGAATTTCAGCCAAAAAAGCATCGGTGGCTGGGGTTTGCGGCATCTTTCCGTCTATTGCGCAGATATACGCATCAGATAGCTCATCCTGCTCGCCATCAAACACGTAGCAACTCTGTGCGATAAATTTATTTAGCCCCGCATTCTCCGCCGCCAGCGCCGCGCACTTGGCCTCAAGGTTATCAATCGTGATTCCAGCAGAACGGCACTCCCGCAACGCCGTTTCTAGTTTTGATTCAAGTTCACCGAACTTACGCACCAGGTATTCAGCATCCGTTTCATTCACTTTCAGATCTTGCGGTACACATTTCCCGAGAAGAAACCATTCCATTTCGAAAACATTCATGCGCATTTGCGTAACTCCGATAACTCGTTAAAACGTTCCATAAACATCCCGTAGGCATGGCCTGGTGACAGTGGAATAACTTTGAACATCTCTGTTGCCGGGATGCCTTCCAGTACAGGCCAGAAAGAGCCATCATCAAGCCCGAGATCGCGGCGTTCGGTTGCCAGCATAATGAGATCGGCATATTTCACTGGCGTGCTCATAACAGGAGGTAACCCGTATTTCTCACGGATTACGGCGTCTATTTTTTCTTCCATCCGTTTATAGTCAGGAAGAAGGCGTTTCAGTGGCGCGGGAATGTCCTGGCAATACGCTTCTGTTGCATCATGCATTAACGCTTCAAAAGCAAATTCCTGCGGTACCAGCTGGCTGCAAAGCACCGCATGTTGGGCGACGCTGTAGAAGTGTGAAAGATGTCCTGCAAAGCGACAGATATTTGAAAGGGAAACCGCGATATCGTTAATAACGATGTCATCTTTATTTATCTTGTCATAATAAAAATGTTTCCCGGAAAAAGTTTTAATAAATGACATTTCGTTCTCCACTTTATATGCGCTGCACCGCGTTGAATTCTGCTAAAAGGAAGCTCTCACCATCCGGTGATTATTGAGTTAATTACGTTTCCATAAATGCCCCCGCAGGGGCATTAGCAGTAATGAAATCAGGCGGTGAAAGTACCAATAAAGGTTTCTACTTTGCTGTCTTTGAATTTCTCAACAAGCAGATCACGAAATTCGTTAGCCATTTCTTCCTGCACTGCTTCCAGCTGAATAATGCGCAGAACCAGTACAGGACGATCGCCAGTGATAATGCTGAGGCGTAATTTAAACGGACGTTCTTTCAGACCTTCAAACGGAACGCATTTAAATTCAAATGCCACTGGCATAATATCTTTGGTCTTCGCTTCGACAGACTCCATCAGGGAGCGTTTTCCGCTGAAGTCATTATCTTCAAAATCAGCGGTCTGGTTTGCTTCAATCGTGATTTTACGGACAGCCGCAGCCGCTTTTGTTGCCTGAATAGCGTCACCATTAGCATCAAAGCCCACAAGGTAGTCGGCCCAGTCTTCAATCCATTCTGCCAGTGACTTCTGGGAGTTACGCTCGCCATTAACAGACAACAGAGCAGAAAACGGTGCTGTCTTTTTTAGTTTGAGAGTGGCGGTGTTATCTGCGTGACCTGGTTCATCAATAGTACCCAGGTTAAGCACACTGACGGCGCGCATATTATCGGCATCGATAAAGCAGCGGGTGCCTTCATCTGCAAGATCTTTAGAATAACGGGTAAAGTCATCGATGCTGGCAGTGGAAAGCGCACCACGGAAACGGAAGCGATTTAAATTAAATTTTTCCAGATCATGAATGCGGAAATTCTCAGGCAATGCCACAGCATCGGCACCAATCTTACTGATAATTTCATTAACACCCTGAGCAGAAATAAGGGCATGGATTTGATTAATTGCGGTTGCGTCTAAGTTCTGAGACATAATAAGTCCTCACTATATAAAGATATTCAGTGATGAGATAAATAATCAGTTAATTAAGAACGATATTAATGACCTGCTGCGCGGAGTTTTCCGTCAGGTTCACCGGCAAGAGTCAGTAATTGTCCCTGGTCTTCCTGCAGAATAGTCAGGCGACCACCGCGATTGACATACATCGGCGTTTCGGTGGTGTCTTCTTCGGAAATTTTCCCGCGGTTAGTTGGGCGAACATATGAGAGTTTGTGTTTGATTTTCACACGGTTCTCATCAAACGGTTCGATTTCCAGATTGAGTGAGACCTTCCCTTTGGTTTTCGTGTTCATCACACCGGAAGCGACTTCACTGAGAACTGCGCCGATTTTGGTTTCAAATACGCCGCCGTCCAGCTCCCCGATAAATGCCTGCACATCAGTACTGCGTTCGCTAGCCATTTTGCTGCTCCTCATCATATCGACCCTGCAAGGTCGGTTGGTTTCTCCACAAAACAGAGAAGAACACCTGCGGTGGCAGCCGCCCGGATGGATTGGGTTATGAGCCCGTCGTCCGGTGATGCTCTTCTCTGTTTTGTAAAAAGAGCGGTACCAGCCGGAAGCAAGTGTACAAACTGGTACCGCCAAAGCAGTGGCTGTTGTGGTGACCGGTGCTGATCTCCGGCTTGCGGTTATTTCAGACTCTCACGGGCGTTTAATTGCCCCGCCGAACAGCTCTTTTCCGCATTAGCTGCAATGTCTTTCGCGCATCAGCCTGCGCATTCACCACAACGCTGAGAGCACTTAGCCAGTTACGGCACCACACTTTGTCGCGGTTCCATAAATGCCCTCATCGTTGCACCCTGGTCTCTTCCCAGGTGTCAAACCGAACCGCCACGCTGGTTAGGCGTCTTATCAGCATCATCATTGACTTGCACATTCCGGCTACCTGGTTTGTTTGCCCGAGCAAGGAGTGGATTGTCCCCTTTAACGTCCCCAGACCGCTAACGACGCATGTGCCATACGCCGTGTTACAACCAAATTTTGTTTAATCTTGCCTGTGACATGTTTCTTTTAGATACATTATGTATCTCAAGGGTACATTGTCAAGTATAAAAAAACCTGCCGAAGCAGGTTATAAATATTGATTAGGCCTTTATTTTGTATCTTCTTGGTTTTCCTGAGAAAATTACTGTACCAATTATAGAGCAATTACCGTTGATCTTAATGTAAGGTTCAGGCCAGTTTGGGTTTAATGCTTTGAGGTAACGCTGTGTTCCATCTTCTATCAACCGCTTAAAGGTGGTTTCGCCTGTATCGTGCATCAATGCAATAACGTCGTCACCGTGGCAGGCAGGGACTTCAGGATCTACAAAAATCATGTCTCCCGGGCGGTACTCATCAATCATTGAATCACCAATCACCCGCAAGATATAAGTCATTTCGCCACAGGGTACAGGGCAGGGATAAGTTTCTGCTGTGCTCAAATCAACCTCAGAATAGCCAACTTCTTTCCATGCTCCGGCCTGTACCCATGATATGACAGGGACTAACGTTATTTGTTTGTTAGTAATTGAAACATCAGGTTTTTTTGTGATGTTTGTTGTCTGGTGTTCTTGATCAAGCCATCCGACAGGCAGGTCGAAACATTTTTCGATGTGCCGTGCCATGCTGTCACCGATATTTTTAGTAGCACCATCTCCCATAAACCTGCTGGTCTGGGTTGGCTCGCGATCAATCATGGTGGCAAAGGAAGAATTCCCGCCAACACCATCTCTCAGTTTTCTGGCGTTAGACCGCCGGATGTCATGGACTGTTTTCATAACGAAATTAAAACCTTTGTACCGATAGGGTACAAGTATCTTGAAGGTTCATCTCAATCATGTAATATGTATATCGGAGGTACATATTGTATGAAAGCGTATTGGGACTCTTTAACCAAAGAACAGCAGGGCGAGTTGGCCGGAAAAGTTGGCTCAACACCAGGCTACTTACGGCTGGTTTTCAATGGTTATAAAAAAGCCAGTTTTGTGCTGGCTAAAAAACTTGAGCAATGCACGTCAGGTGCAATTACGAAATATGACTTAAGACCGGATATCTATCCGAAAGATTAACAGAACACCTTCAATTTTTAACCACAGAACGATGAGGCTAACCGTGGGTAAGCATCACTGGAAAGTAGAAAAACAGCCTGAGTGGTACGTGAAAGCTGTCAGAAAAACTATCGCGGCGTTGCCGGGGGGTTACGCTGAAGCTGCTGAGTGGCTGGATGTAACAGAGAACGCTTTATTCAACCGCCTTCGTGCAGATGGCGATCAGATTTTCCCGCTGGGATGGGCAATGATTTTACAGCGCGCGGCTGGCACTCACTACATTGCGGATGCTGTCGCACAGTCTGCTGGTGGGGTGTTTGTATCGCTTCCTGAAATTGAGGAAGTAGAGAACGCCGATATAAACCAGCGCCTGCTGGAAGTCATCGAACAGATCGGGAGTTACTCAAAGCAGATTCGTTCGGCAATCGAAGATGGGGTAGCGGAGCCACACGAGCAGACAGCAATTAATGATGAGTTGTATCTGTCAATTTCGAAGCTCCAGGAGCATGCAGCACTGGTCTACAAAATCTTTTGCGCTCCAGAAAAGAGTGACGCCCGCGAGTGTGCAGCTCCGGGCGTCGTGGCGTTTTGTGTCTGTGGAGAAACTAACGCATGAACAGTTTAACGGCAAATAACCGTTTGTCGCAACAGCTGGTGGTCAGCGTCGCTGAACACCTGTTGTTACGGCATGAATGCAGATTACCAAATCACCTGGCTGTAAGTAACCACAGAGAACTTTACCTGACTGTGGGGGGCGAGTTGTGCAGGAACTTAACCGCTGGTTTCGTGACGGAAGAGGACTTTATGTTCATGTTATTCGTTGGGAGCCAGAAACACAGCGCGTTATCTATCTTCGCAAAGACTACCCGCATGAGTGCTTTAGTCCTTTGTGGAAATTCAGGCGTGATTTTGTTGAGTGTGAAGGACCACCAGCACATTGATTCTGCCATTCCGGGACGTTACACTGTTCAGGCACCTTATAAAGCGGGTGCCGGGATTGGCGTCCTGGAATTGATCAAGGCGATATATGACGCGCCAGCGTCTTTTTTATCGTCCGCATTTGCTCACATCAAAGTTATGGTGGGCTGGGCGGGGGCATCGAAAGATGCGCCGGTTTCCTTGATCACCGGTTACGCCAACCCCGTTCAGTTCACCACCAGCGAAATTGGCGTTTCCGGTGGTGGAAGTATTTCACCGATCAAGGAGGCTGCCATCATGGCTACTGTCCCAGCCCTCACTCGTCTGAATGATGAAGACTTACATAAACTCAGTTATGTAACAACTGCACTACGTGCTCTGCGCAAGGTAACTCTTTCGGATCCCCAGGCGCATCAGGTTTTGGTAGAAACCCTTCTTAACTTGCAGGCTGAACGTATTCGTCTGGCGGATAAGGCTAATTTTCATATTCACCGTCTCCTGAATATCAGCGGAGGGCATCGTCATGCTTAATCCGTTGAGCCTCAATATTCGCCGTTTACTTCAGCGTAAAAAAACATCAATTCCTACAGTTGGGCAGTGGTACACCACGCCTGCAGGGCATGTTCTACGTGTTAGCCTGGTTGACCGTGAATGCCAGAAGGTGATTTGTGAACCGCTGGGCCGTAATTACCGCGTCAGTATGCCGCTTATAGCCTTTCGCTCCGGAAAAAACATGAAGCATCTCGGAGGTGCAGCATGAGTATGGAGCTGATGGTTAAAGCGATGAAAATTCGAGTGGGTAATCCATTGCGAAAACTGGTTCTGATCAAGCTGGCTGATAATGCCAGCGATCAGGGTGAGTGCTGGCCCAGCTATCAGCATATCGCTGATCAGTGCGAGATTAGCAAACGTTCTGTGATGAATCATATTGCGGCCCTCTGTGAGTCCGGGCTGGTAAAAAAAGTCACCCGGAAAGGTGAAAAAGGTAACTCAAGTAATATCTATCTCCTTCATCTGGATGGTGCAGGAGATTCACTAGGGGGTAGTGCAAATAATTCACTATCTGGTGCAGCAAATTCACCAGGTAGTGCAGGAGTTGCACCAGGGGGTAGTGCAGGAGATTCACCCAGAACCAGTCACTCTTTTGAACCAGTCAAAGAACCAGTCAATGAACCAATAGCTGTTGGTGCATCAGTTGATGAGTCCGTGCGAGTTCGTTCAAACCGACCGGAATACTCTCCGGAGTTTGAGCAGGCATGGCTGGCATATCCCAAACGTGCTGGTGGCAATTCAAAATCTGCAGCCTTCAAAGCCTGGAAAGCCCGTTTGAACGAGGGGGTAAACCCCGAAACCATGCTGGAAGGTGTGAAACGCTACGCGGGCTGGGTATCTGCGATGGGTAACAGCGGCACACAATTTGTGAAACAGGCTGTCACGTTCTTTGGTCCGGATCGTCATTTCGAAGAATCCTGGGAAGTTCCTGCGATATCTGCAGCCAGACGCGAGGACCCGTACTTCAAAGCCAGTTACGACAACGTGGACTACAGCCAGATCCCGGCAGGATTCAGGGGGTGATCATGAGTCTTTTGAATGAAGTTCAGAAATTCATTGAAGCCCATCCGGGGTGTACTTCCGGAGACATTGCGGATGCTTTTGCAGGTTACTCACGGCAGCGCGTTCTGCAGTCAGCAAGCAAGTTACGTCAGAGTGGGCGTGTGGCTCACCGTTGTGAAGGAGATACACGCAGACATTTCCCACGCCTGACTGAGAGAGCGCAGGAGCCGGAACTACAACCAGTTCGTGAAACCAGACCTGTGCGCAATTTCTATGTCGGCACTAACGATCCCCGGGTGATTTTGTGCCTGACCCGCCAGGCGGAAGAACTGGAGTCCAGGGGCCTATACCGTCGTGCTGCAACGGTGTGGATGGCGGCATTCCGTGAAAGCCACTCCCAGCCAGAACGAAACAATTTTCTGGCGCGTCGTGAGCAGTGTTTACGGAAAAGCAGCAAGCGCGCTGTATCGGGTGATGAGTGGTATCTGTCAGGGAATTACGTGGGGGCTTAATGAGTAATAAATATTGCCAGGAGCTGGTGGAACTGCGGAACAAACCAGCCCATGAACTGAAGGAAGTGGGTGATCAGTGGCGCACGCCGGACAACATTTTCTGGGGAATTAACACCCTGTTTGGCCCGTTTGTTCTGGATCTGTTCACTGACGGTGATAACGCCAAATGTGCCGCGTATTACACGGCGGAAGACAACGCGCTGGCGCATGACTGGTCAGAACGCCTTGTGGAGCTTAAAGGTGCTGCCTTTGGTAATCCTCCATACAGCCGCGCCAGTCAGCATGAGGGGCAATACATCACCGGCATGCGTTACATCATGAAACATGCCAGTGCCATGCGTGATAAGGGCGGGCGCTATGTTTTCCTGATCAAAGCTGCCACCAGCGAAGTGTGGTGGCCGGAAGATGCGGACCATATTGCTTTTATTCGCGGGCGTATTGGTTTTGAACTGCCTGCCTGGTTTATCCCGAAGGATGAGAAGCAGGTGCCGACAGGCGCTTTCTTCGCTGGTGCTATTGCTGTTTTTGACAAGACCTGGAAGGGACCGGCAATCAGCTACATCGGGCGCGATGAACTTGAGGCATGTGGTGAGGCCTTTCTGGCGCAGGTTCGCCAGCAGGCAGAAAAACTGGTCAGGGAGATGGTGGCATGAAGCTGATCCTGCCTTTCCCGCCCAGCGTGAACACGTACTGGCGACACCCCAACAAAGGGGCATTTGCTGGTAAGAGCCTGATAAGCGCGGCGGGGCGCAAATTCCAGAGCGCGGCGTGTGCAGCAATAGTTGAGCAGTTACGTCGTCTGCCAAAACCAACGTCGGCACCTGCTTCAGTGGAGATCGTGTTGTTTCCTCCGGATAACCGGATCCGCGATCTGGACAACTATAACAAGGCGCTGTTTGACGCCCTGACCCACGCGGGTGTGTGGGAAGACGACAGTCAGGTGAAAAGAATGCTGGTTGAGTGGGGACCGGTTATCCCGGGAGGGAAGGTCGAGATCACTATCAGTAAGTACGAGAAAACGGCGGGTGCAGCCGCCTGATTAAGAGGAGAAACGAAGTATGAATAATCTGATGGTCATTGATGGTATTGAAGTTCGTCGTGATGCTTATGGGCGTTACAGCCTGAACGATCTGCATCGCGCAGCAGTAGCATCTGGTGCAAATGCCAGAACCAAGGAGCCGGGAAAGTTTCTTTCCAGCCAACAAACTGTTGAGCTTGTTCATGAATTGACCAACACCCAGAATTTGGGTGTTGACCCGGTGAGTGTGATTCATGGGGGAAATGAACGGGGAACGTATGTCTGCAAGGAACTGGTGTATGCCTATGCAATGTGGATCAGCCCGTCATTCCATCTGAAGGTGATCCGTACTTTCGATATGGTAACCAGCGCACCGGAAAAATTATCCGGACAGGCTGCTGACAAGATGCAGGCTGGTGTGATCCTGCTGGACTTTATGCGCCGGGAGTTAAACCTGTCTAACTCTTCAGTGCTTGGTGCCTGTCAGAAACTCCAGGAGGCTGTTGGCTTACCGAATCTGGCACCGCGCTATGCCATTGATGCTCCTGCTGATGCACACGATGGCTCAAGTCGCCCGACACTGTCACTGAGTGCACTGCTGAAACAGTATGGTATACGCCTGACGGCTAATCAGGCATATCACCAGATGGTGAAGCTGGGGATCGTCGAGCAGCGCGAACGATACAGCCGTACCGCGATTAACAACATCAAAAAATTCTGGTCGCTGACAGCGAAAGGCTGCATGTTCGGCAAGAACATCACCAGTCCTGCAAATCCGCGCGAGACGCAGCCGCATTTCTTCGAATCCCGATTCCCTGAGCTGTTAAAGCTGCTCGATACCGTTCATTGAGGTGACCGTGAGAGCACTACTGACCCCTGAAATTGCCCCGCGTATGGGGATCGTATTGTTCAGACCAGGTTCAGAGCTGATGCCCCTGTTTATGCAGGGGCGTGTCCTGCTGGAGCCTGAGCCGGAACGTTATTCATCTTTCGCCAGTGGTGCCGTACCGGCGGCATCACAACCGCTGGCAGATGATCCTGCCGTTCGGGCCGTGTTCCGCAATGAGGCAGTGATCCGTCGTGCTGGTGGCGTGGAATGTCTTGAAAGCTGGTTACTTCGTGAAAAAGGCTGCCAGTGGCCTCATTCCGACTGGCACAGCGAGAACATGACAACAATGCGACACGCGCCGGGCGCAATCCGTCTGTGCTGGCACTGCGATAACCAGCTGCGCGATCAGTTCACGGAACGGCTGGAATCAATGGCAACGGATAACTGTGCCCGCTGGGTGTTGTCTGTTGTGCGTCGGGATCTCGGTTTTGATGACAGTCACGTTGTGACAATGCCGGAACTGTGCTGGTGGCTGGTTCGTAATGATCTGGCGGATGCCTTACCGGAAAGCGCAGCCCGTAAGGCACTGAGATTACCGAATCCTGTTGTGCCGTCTGTCACCCGGGAAAGTGACCTTGTGCCTTCGGTTCCTGCCACCAGCATCATCCAGGATAAGGCGAAAAAGGTGCTGGCGCTGAAAGTGGATCCGGAGTCGCCGGAGTCTTTTATGTTACGCCCAAAACGTCGCCGCTGGGTTAATGAAAAGTACACGCGCTGGGTTAAGACACAGCCGTGCGCATGTTGTGGAAAGCCTGCTGATGATCCTCACCACCTGATAGGCCACGGTCAGGGGGGAATGGGTACAAAAGCGCATGACCTCTTTGTGTTGCCTTTGTGCAGAAAGCATCACGACGAGCTGCATGCGGATACCGTGGCATTTGAAGAGAAGTATGGCTCCCAGCTGGAGCTGATATTTCGTTTTATCGATCGTGCGCTGGCAATAGGCGTACTGGCGTAAGTGGAGAACGAGCATGAACCTTGAAGCCTTACCAAAATATTACTCCCCAAAATCTCCAAAACTGAGCGATGACGCACCGGCGACAGGCTCGGGTGGTTTAACGATTACGGATGTGATGGCTGCGCAGGGGATGGTGCAGTCGAAAGCACCGCTTGGATTTGCCTTATTCCTGGCAAAAGTTGGTGTTCAGGATCCTCAGTTTGCGATTGAAGGTCTGCTCAATTACGCGATGGCACTGGATAATCCGACATTGAATAAATTGAGTGAAGAAACCCGGTTACAGCTCATCCCTTACCTTGTGAATTTTGCCTTTGCTGATTATTCCAGGTCTGCGGCAAGTAAGGCTCGCTGTGAGCATTGTGCTGGTACTGGATTTCATAATGTATTGCGCGAAGTGGTGAAACACTCCAGAAGCGGGGAATCTGTTATCAAGGAAGAGTGGGTGAAGGAACTATGTCAGCATTGTCATGGTAAGGGAGAAGTCAGCACAGCGTGCAGAGGGTGTAAGGGTAAAGGTATTGTCCTGGATGAAAAAAGAACCCGGCTTCATGGCACGCCTGTTTATAAGATTTGTGGGCGTTGCAATGGAAACCGGTTTAGCCGTTTGCCAACCACACTGGCGCGGCATCATGTCCAGAAGCTGGTACCAGACCTGACGGATTATCAGTGGTACAAAGGATATGCAGATGTCATTGATAAACTGGTGACAAAGTGCTGGCAGGAAGAAGCATATGCTGAGGCGCAATTAAGAAAAGTGACGAGATAAATGATTTTCGCCGAAGATGGCGACATGATTCTTGCATTTTTCAATAAATCTGGTTAGGATTCTCCTAACGATGGGCTTTGCATGTCTGCCGTTAACGAAATCATAACAAACCTCGCTTCGGCGGGGTTTTTGCTTTTCTGGAGGTCAATAATGCAGGGCGAAAAGCAGCAGCCATATTTTTTAACCCTGGTATGACTGTTGAACAGCTTGAAGACTGGCTGGAGCAGCAAAAGCTTCATCTAAGCCGCTATAACCGTCTGGTAAAAGAAAAAGCAGAGCTTGAAGAACGGCTCAGTGATATTTCTGTGGAAATTGAACGAATGTCTGCTGGTGGTTTTAACGGAAAGTTGAGTTTCCCTTGGGAGTCAAGTTCGCTTCTGAGAAATCATCAATAGGGTAGTATTTGACTGAAATAATAAACAGACTGTCATTAAGATCCCTTCCCCTCATATCTGAGAGGACCAACAGCAATTAAGAGGGGGCTAAATGTCCGATCCGATTTCCGGTACTGGGCTGGCTGGTGGTGCCCTGACGGGTGCCAGTGTTTATGGACTGCTGACCGGAACTGATTACGGCGTTGTATTTGGCGCATTTGCAGGGGCTGTATTCTACATAGCAACAGCAGCAGATCTGAGTGCATCGCGCCGACTGGCATATTTTATCGTGTCATATATTGCCGGGATTCTTTGCTCTGGGTTGGTTGGCTCCAAGCTGGCGAACTTGACCGGATACAGTGATAAACCTCTGGATGCTATTGGTGCCGTAATCGTCTCTGCTTTAGCCGTTAAAATCCTGACGTTCCTGAATAATCAGGATATCGGCTCGCTGGTGGCGCTCATAACGCGCCGGGGAGGTTCAGGTGGAGCTAAATGACCCGACAGCAACTATAAATGCGCTGTTATGTGCTTGTGTTGTTATTACTCTGATGTTTTATCGTCGTGGTGATTCGCGGCATCGTCCTTGGGTTTCACGTTTAGCCTGGCTGATTACTGTTACATACAGTGCTGTTCCGTTGGCCTATCTCTGTGGGATTTATCCTCATTCCTCATGGCCCATTATCGTGGCGAACACTATTTTTCTTTCCGTGCTGGTGGCCGTCAGAGGCAACGTTGCACGTCTGGTTGATCATCTGAGGCACTAATGAACCAACAATTATTTCAAAAGGCGGCTGGTATTAGCGCCGGGCTGGCTGCGCGCTGGTTTCCGCACATTGATGCGGCGATGAAGGAATTCGGCATTACAGCACCAGCGGATCAGGCAATGTTTATTGCTCAGGTAGGCCATGAGTCGATGGGGTTTAGCGCCGTAGTTGAAAATTTTAACTACACACCATCTGCGCTTGTGGCGACGTTCGGAAAGAGGATCACACAGCAGCAGGCTGATGCCCTTGGCAGAACATCCGGACATGCAGCTCGTCAGGATGCTATTGCCAATCTTGTGTATAGCAACCGGCTGGGTAACAAAGCACCCGGTGATGGCTGGAAATATCGCGGTAGAGGATTAATTCAAATCACTGGCCTCCATAATTATCGCATCTGTGGCGCGGCGCTGAAGTTAGATCTGGTGACTTCACCTGAACAACTGGAGCAGGATCTACAGGCCGCGCGCTCAGCTGCATGGTTCTACACATCTAAAGGCTGCATGGTCTACGGTGCCGATATTAATCGTGTTACGCGCATCATTAACGGCGGTCTGAACGGTATTGAGGATCGTAAGATTCGATACAACAAGGCGCGGGCGGCGCTGCTGGTATGAAGACGAGTTATTGGGCGCTCATTTTAACGTTTATTGCTTGTATTGCTGGTGGTCTTGTCTGGTCAGCTAATCATTACCACAATAAAGCCATTGAATACAAAAAACAGCGCGATGAAAACGCTATGGCATTAGATTCGGCTATGGCGACGATCTCTGATATGCAGAAGCGTCAACGTGACGTAGCAGAACTCGATGCCAGATATACAAAGGAGCTTGCTGATGCTAACGCCACTATCGAAAGTCTCCGTGCTGATGTTTCTGCTGGTCGTAAGCGCCTGCAAGTCTCCGCCACCTGTGCAAAGTCAACGACCGGAGCCAGCAGCATGGGCGATGGAGAAAGCCCAAGACTTACAGCAGATGCTGAACTCAATTATTACCGTCTCCGAAGTGGAATAGACAGGATAACCGCGCAGGTTAACTACCTGCAGGAGTACATCAGGGCTCAGTGCCTGAAATAATTTTTTTGCAAATCACAAAGTCCATTTAATGAGCCTCGCGATGCGGGGCTTTTTTATGTCCGCAGTAAACGCGCTTCACACGCGCGACTTATGAACACAGAACCTTTCAGGATGACCCTTGAGGATGCCGGTTTGGTGATCGGTACCTTTCTGTGGGCCGGAATCCTGTGTGACAAGGTTCATCACTAAAAGGTAATTACTGATGAAGTACCCAACAGTTATTGTCAATGGTGTGTCCGTTCGTGTTGATGAGGATGGACGCTACAACTTAAACGATCTCCATGCAGCAGCAGTTGCAAATGGAGAGGCTACAGAGCAACAGCGCCCAAGCCAGTTTTTGCGTAGCGCGCAGATAAAACGCTTCATAAAAGCACTGGAGGCCAAAGTGCAAAAAAGCACTTTGGAACAAATTCAGCCACTTAAAATAATCAAAGGTGGTGCAGAACCAGGTGTGTGGGGTGTTGAACTTCTGGCAATCAGATATGCAGCATGGATTAAGCCGGAATTTGAAATCGAAGTTTATGAAGTTTTCAAAACGGTTGTCCGTCTCGGCGTTGGCGCAATGTCCCGTCTGAATAGAATCGATCACATCATCAATACTGAAACCAAAGCGATAAGCCAGTGCGCAAGCCAAATGGCTAAGTGGGGCGTTGGTGGGCGAAAAAGATTGCTTCATGTTGCACGTGAGAGAGCGGCAAATGAAGTGCAAATGTATTTGCCCGGAATGGTGTGATTTCGCAGGTTAATCCAGTTTTTGCATTACGGCAGTACAGCGAAACAACCCAAGCCAGTAAGTGGGGAAATAACACTGGCAGCCACTGAAAGATGAACCTCCAGCCTTATGGCAAAAAAGATTCTTTGTGGTGGCGGACTGATGGAAAGACATCGGTTATTGCAGAGGCCATTCAATGAGTGGTCTCGACAATGGCTTATACCCTGCACGGGATAACTTAACTGATATCCATTTTAACGGATAAACGGAGCCAATAATGGCAGAGAATGTCGGCATTATGGCAATGAAATTTGGATAAATCGGAGATTAGTACATATGCCGCCACGAATCCCAAAAGCCTGCCGTGTTCGCGGTTGCCGCCATACCACCACAGATCCGTCAGGCTATTGTGAAAGCCACAAAAGCGAAGGCTGGAAGCAATACAAACCTGGACAATCCCGTCATCAGCGCGGCTACGGTTCGAAGTGGGACAGTATCCGCGTGCGCATATTGAAGCGTGACAAAGGCCTGTGTCAGTTATGTCTGCGTGCTGGTGTGGTGCGTGAGGCGAAAACCGTTGACCACATCATTCCTAAAGCGCATGGCGGCACTGATGCCGACAGTAATCTGCAGAGTCTGTGCTGGCCCTGCCATAAGGCGAAGACGGCCCGTGAACGGTTAAAGTGATAATAATTCTCAACTGTCTGAGGGGAGGGGCGGGTCAAATCCCTGTGACCTGACGTCTTCCGGACTGCCCGCCCCATCGTTTTTTTATACCCGCGAAAAATGAAATTTAACCAGGAGTGCCGCATATGGCTGGAACGGCGGGGCGTTCCGGGCGTCGCCCCAAGCCAACGGCGCGCAAGGCGCTGGCCGGAAACCCCGGCAAGCGAGCCCTGAATAAAGATGAACCTGTTTTTACGCCCATCAAAGGTGTTGAGCCACCGGAGTGGTTCGCTGAAGAAGATCTCCCTCTCGCTACGATCATGTGGCAACTGACAACTAAAGAACTCTGCGGTCAGGGCCTGCTGTGCGTGACTGACCTTGCGGTGCTTGAGCGGTGGTGCGTGGCCTACGAGTTCTGGCGACGTGCCGTGAAAAATATTGCCAGACAGGGCAACACCATCACCGGTGCAATGGGCGGCAGGGTCAAAAATCCGGAGCTGACTGCCAAAAAAGAACAGGAGTCCGAGATGAGCAGTACGGGGGCAATGCTCGGACTCGACCCCAGCAGCCGCCAGCGTCTGATTGGCCTGGCGGGGAAGAAGAAAGCCACTAACCCGTTTCTGAAAATTATCGAATCATGAGCCGGAAATCTTACCCCAACGTAAATGCTGCCAATCAGTATGCCCGTGATGTCGTGCGCGGAAAGATTGTGGCCTGCCAGTTTGTGATTCAGGCCTGCCAGCGCCATCTTGATGACCTGATGGCGGAAAAAGTAAGTCGTTTCGTTACCGCTTCGACAAGGACCTGGCTGAACGGGCCGCCAAATTTATTCAGCTGTTGCCGCACACCAAGGGTGAGTGGGCATTCAAGAGGATGCCCATCACGCTGGAGCCGTGGCAGCTATTTGTGGTCTGCTGTGCGTTTGGCTGGGTCAATAAAGGGTCCCGGCTGCGCCGCTTCCGGGAGGTGTATACCGAAATCCCCCGTAAGAACGGCAAATCGGCAATCTCTGCCGGTGTTGCCCTGTATTGTTTTGCCTGTGATAACGAGTTCGGCGCGGAAGTGTATTCCGGTGCCACGACAGAGAAACAGGCGTGGGAAGTCTTTCGCCCGGCGCGACTGATGTGTAAACGCACCCCCATGCTGACGGAAGCGTTCGGGATTGAGGTTAACGCCTCAAACATGAACCGTCCGGAGGATGGCGCGCGGTTTGAACCGCTGATCGGCAACCCAGGTGATGGTTCATCACCCCACTGTGCCGTGGTTGATGAATATCACGAGCATGCCACCGATGCGCTTTATACCACAATGCTTACCGGGATGGGGGCGCGACGTCAGCCACTGATGTGGGCCATCACCACCGCCGGGTACAACATTGAGGGGCCGTGCTACGACAAGCGGCGGGAAGTCATCGAGATGCTCAACGGCTCGGTGCCTAACGATGAACTGTTCGGGATCATCTATACCGTTGATGAAGGTGACGACTGGACCGACCCGCAGGTGCTGGAAAAAGCCAATCCAAATATTGGCGTGTCGGTTTATCGCGAATTTTTGTTAAGTCAGCAGCAGCGTGCGAAAAATAACGCCCGTCTGGCAAACGTCTTTAAAACAAAACACCTCAATATCTGGGTGTCGGCGCGTTCGGCGTATTTCAACCTGGTGAGCTGGCAGAGCTGCGAGGATAAATCACTGACCCTTGAGCAGTTCGAGGGGCAGCCGTGCATTCTGGCCTTTGACCTGGCGCGTAAGCTGGATATGAACAGCATGGCGCGACTTTATACCCGCGAGATTGACGGTAAAACGCATTACTACAGTGTGGCCCCGCGCTTCTGGGTACCGTATGACACGGTGTACAGCGTCGAGAAAAATGAAGATAGACGGACAGCCGAACGCTTTCAGAAATGGGTGGAAATGGGCGTCCTGACCGTTACCGATGGTGCAGAGGTGGATTATCGCTACATCCTCGAGGAGGCCAAAGCGGCGAACAAAATCAGCCCGGTCAGTGAGTCACCCATCGACCCCTTCGGGGCGACCGGGCTGTCACATGACCTTGCTGATGAAGATCTGAATCCCGTCACTATCGTCCAGAACTTCGCCAATATGTCCGATCCGATGAAAGAGCTGGAAGCAGCGATTGAATCGGGACGCTTTCATCATGACGGCAATCCCATCATGACCTGGTGTATCGGCAATGTGGTCGGCAAAAACATGCCAGGTAACGATGATTTAGTGAAGCCCGTCAAGGAGCAGGCGGAAAACAAAATCGATGGTGCGGTTGCACTGATTATGACGATCGGTCGGGCAATGCTCAAAGAACCTGACGATTTCCTCTCATCTCTTGATCCGGACGATGATCTCTTAATTCTATGAAATCACTAATTGCTGATGTTATCGGGCTGGCTGGTTTTGGCCTGCTTACGTGCGGGGTTTACCTGCAGTTTGGTATGGCTCCGGCTCTGATTTTGTCCGGTGCTTTACTGCTGGTGGGCGCACTGGCTATGGCCAGAAGGGGGACGCGTGCTGCTTGATGCTCTGTTCAGAAGTAAATCACTGGAGAATCCTTCCACCCCGATAACCGGTGATGCCGTTGATACTGATGGGCTGTTCCGGGCAGACGTTTATGTCAGTCCTGAGACTGCGATGAAACTGGCTGCGGTGTATTCCTGTATCTATGTCCTGTCTTCCAGCCTTGCCCAGATGCCGTTGCATGTTATGCGCAGGCACAAGGGGAAGGTTGAACCCGCACGCGATCATCCGGCGTTTTATCTGGTTCATGATGAGCCCAATACCTGGCAAACCAGCTACAAATGGCGCGAACTGAAGCAACGTCACATCCTTGGCTGGGGGAATGGGTATACCTGGGTGAAACGTAATCGTCGCGGTGAAGTTATATCCCTGGATTGCTGTATGCCGTGGGAAACGACGCTGATGAATACTGGTGGCCGATATACCTACGGTTTGTACAACGAATATGGGGCGTTTGCGATCAGTCCGGACGATATGATCCACATCCGTGCGCTGGGTAATAATCAGAAGATGGGGCTGAGTCCGATTATGCAACATGCCGAAACAATAGGCATGGGGATGAGCGGTCAGAAGTACACAGAAAGCTTCTTCAGCGGTAATGCCCGTCCGGCGGGGATAGTATCCGTTAAAAGCGGACTCAATAAGGAAAGCTGGGGCTGGCTTAAAGATCAGTGGCAGAAGGCATCGCAGGCGTTACGCCGCCAGGAAAACAAAACCATGCTGCTGCCAGCCGATCTGGATTACAAGGCACTGACTGTGTCGCCAGTTGACGCTCAGATCATTGACATGATGAAGCTGAACCGTTCAATGATCGCCGGTATTTTCAATATTCCTGCGCACATGATTAATGACCTCGAAAAAGCCACCTTCTCCAATATTTCTGCGCAGGCGATTCAGTTTGTCCGCTACACGATGATGCCGTGGGTGACGAACTGGGAGCAGGAGCTTAACCGTCGCTTGTTTACCCGCGCTGAGTTAGCCGCCGGGTATTACGTCAGGTTCAATCTGACGGGGCTTTTACGCGGAACTCCGCAGGAGCGCGCGCAATTCTATCACTTCGCTATTACCGATGGATGGATGAGCCGTAATGAGGCCCGCGCATTCGAGGATATGAATCCGGTTGAAGGGCTGGACGAGATGCTGGTAAGCGTGAATGCTGCTAACCCGGCAGGAGATTTTAAGCCCCCAAAAAACGATGAGGGAAAAACCAATGAATGACCGTGAAATCCGTTGTTACAGCGGTGAGGTGCGTGCTGAGAGGCATGACGATAACCCGGCGCACATTATCGGTTATGGATCGGTGTTTGACTGTCGTTCTGAGCTGATATTCGGTTCATTCCGCGAAATCATCCGGCCCGGCGCTTTTGACGATGTGCTTGGTGATGATGTACGCGCACTGTTTAACCACGATCCTAATTTTATTCTTGGGCGTAGTGCAGCAGGCACGCTGAATCTTTCAGTTGATGAGCGCGGATTACGCTATGACATCCAGGCTCCGGAGACACAGACCATTCGTGATCTGGTGCTGGCCCCGATGCAACGTGGAGATATTAACCAGTCATCTTTCGCTTTCCGTGTCGCCCGTGACGGTGAGGAGTGGTATCAGGATGAGGACGGGGTTGTTATTCGCGAGATAACCCGCTTTTCCCGTCTGCTGGATGTCAGTCCTGTGACATATCCTGCCTATCAGGAGGCTGACTCGGCTGTTCGCTCCATGAAAGCATGGCAGGAGGCGCGCAACAGCGGCGCGCTACAGAAAGCCATTAATCAACGTATGGCGCGTGAACGCGTCCTGACCCTTCTTAACGCGTAAAGGAAACATCATGAAACTGCATGAACTGAAACAGAAACGTAATACTATCGCAACTGACATGCGCGCCCTGAATGAAAAAATTGGTGATAACGCATGGACGGAAGAGCAGCGCACTGAGTGGAACAAAGCAAAATCCGAACTGGAAGCGCTTGATGAACGAATTGCACGCGAAGAAGAACTGCGTCGTCAGGATCAGGCGTACATTGAAAGCAATGAGGAAGAGCAGCGTCAGAATCTTGATCCGGAAAACAATTCGCAACAGGATGAGAAACGAGCTCAGGTTTTTGATAAGTGGATGCGTCACGGTGCCAGTGAGCTGACATCAGAAGAGCGAAAGGCGTTGCGTGAACTTCGTGCCCAGGGTGTAGCTCAGGATGAAAAGGGCGGATATACCGTACCAGAAACATTCCTGGCGAAAGTTGTTGAGAAGATGAAATCCTACGGTGGCATCGCCAGTGTGGCGCAGATTCTGACCACTTCTGACGGTCGCACCATGGAGTGGGCAACAGCTGATGGTACTTCCGAAGTTGGTGTTCTGCTGGGCGAAAATGAAGAAGCCGGTGAAGAAGACACCGATTTCGGTATGGGAAGTCTTGGGGCGCTCAAAATGACATCGAAAATCATTCGTGTGTCTAATGAGTTGCTGCAGGACAGCGCGATCGATATGGAAGCTTATCTTGCCCGTCGCATTGCTGAACGTATTGGTCGTGGTGAAGCCCGTTATCTGATTCAGGGGACTGGTGCTGGTACGCCTAAACAACCCAAAGGGCTGGCAGCATCAGTGACCGGCACAACACAGACTGCCGCGGCAAATGCGGTGAAGTGGCAGGAAATTCTGGCTCTGAAACACAGCATTGATCCTGCATATCGTCGCGGACCGAAATTCCGCCTGGCATTTAACGATAATACGCTGAAACTGATCAGTGAGATGGAAGACGGTCAGGGACGCCCTTTATGGTTGCCGGATATTGTTGGTGTGGCACCTGCTTCAGTGTTGAATGTACCTTATGTCATTGATCAGGAAATTGATGATATCGGGGCGGGTAAAAAATTCATGTTCTGTGGTGACTTTGATCGCTTCATTATCCGTCGTGTGCGATACATGATTCTTAAACGTCTGGTTGAGCGTTACGCGGAATATGATCAGACCGGTTTTCTGGCCTTCCATCGTTTTGACTGTATCCTGGAAGACACCTCTGCCATTAAAGCGCTGGTGGGGAAAGGTAGCGTTGGTGGTTGATTAGTCTTTTTACGTAATACAGCACGCCGCGTAATGCGGTTTTTTTGTGCCCGCGTTCTGGCGGGCACAGGAGGTTTTATGCTGTTAAAAATGGAAGAGATTAAGCTTCAGCTTCGTCTGGATGATGATTTCTCTGATGAAGATGAGTTGCTTGAACTACTTGGGAAGGCCGCTCAGAGTCGGACGGAAAACTTCCTTAACCGTACGTTGTATGCAACCGCAGATGACAGGCCTGCGGATGATCCTGATGGGCTTGTGATATCTGATGATGTGAAGCTGGCGCTCCTGCTACTTGTCAGCCATTTCTACGAAAACCGCTCAACGGTTACAGACGTTGAGAAAATGGAGTTGCCAATGAGCTTTAACTGGTTGGTTGCTCCTTATCGCCTTATACCACTATGAAAATTCGTCAGGCGCAGACCAGCGCAACCTACATTCTGCCTGACCCCGGCGAGCTGAATAAACGCGTCCTGATCCGCCAGCGGGTGGATATGCCCGCGGATAACTTTGGCGTGGAGCCTCAATACCCGGTTGTGTTCCGGGCATGGGCGAAGGTTATCCAGACCAGTGCCACCACCTGGCAGGAAACAGCGCAGATCGGAGATGCCATCACCCATTACATCACCATTCGCTACCGCCGGGGGATCACTGCTGATTATGAGGTGGTCTGTGATGACAGTGTGTACCGGGTGAAACGTCAGCGTGATCTGAACGGGGCGCGGCGCTTTCTGCTGCTGGAGTGTACGGAACTGGGTGCCGAAGAACAAATGGGAGGACGCAGTGGAGCAGACAGCATTTTTACACGTTGATTTCAAACAACCGGAGGAGATGGAGTTTAATCGTGCCAGGCTCCGAAAGGCATTTGTTCAAATCGGGCGTGTCTATATGCGTGATGCCCGGCGGCTGGTGATGCGGCGTGGTCGGTCTGCTCCAGGTGAAAACCCCGGCTATCAGACCGGACGACTTGCGCGTTCTATAGGTTATTACGTCCCCCGTAAAAGCTCCCGTCGTTCTGGCCTGATGGTCAGGATTTCCCCTAACCAGAAAAACGGGCAGGGTAACCGGCGTTTTCCTGAAGGTTCTGCGTATTATCCGGCGTTTCTGTATTACGGTGTGCGTTATGCCGCATACGGGATGAGCAAAAAGGATAAGCGCCAGAAAAAGCAGCATTCATCCCGCTGGCGGCTGGCACCACGTAATAACTTTATGGCTGATGTCATCGACCAGCGTCGTTACTGGACACAAAAGTTACTGTCCCGTGAGTTACAGCGGTCATTACGTCCTGTAAGAAGGAAAAAAACATGAAACTGACGCCTGTTATTGCTGCGCTGCGTGCCCGCTGCCCGTATTTTGAAAACCGGGTGGCAGGCGCGGCCCAGTTCAAAAATCTGCCGGAGGTCGGAAAGCTGAAACTCCCGGCGGCATATGTGGTACCGGGGGATGATTCTCCGGGAGAAAACAAAAGCCAGACCGACTACTGGCAGGAGCTGAAAGAGGGCTTCTCCGTGGTTGTCATACTGAGTAACGGGCGTGATGAGCGCGGTCAGTTTGCCTCGTATGATGTGGTGGACGATGTCCGGCAGATGCTCTTTAAGGCCCTGCTGGGCTGGAACCCGGAAGCGTGCGGTAACCCGATTACCTATGACGGCGGCACGCTGCTAGATCTGAATCGTCATGAGCTGATTTATCAGTTCGATTTTTCGGTCATCAGCGAGCTGACCGAAGACGATACCCGCCAGCAGGATGAGCTGAACAGTCTGGATGAACTGCGAACGCTGGCGATTGATGTTGATTATCTCGATCCCGGTAACGGGCCTGACGGCGATATCGAACATCACACCGAAATAACCCTTCCTTCCTGAGAATCTTCATGTTTGTGAAACCTGTTAAAGGGCGGTCAGTGCCTGACCCTGCCCGCGGTGACCTTTTGCCCACCGAAGGGCGAAATGTTGACGAGAACAACTACTGGCTGCGCCGTGAAGCAGCGGGTGATATCCGGCGCGTGAATAAAAAGGTGAACACCGATGACGATAAGCTTTAACACCATTCCGTCGAATACGCTGGTTCCGCTGTTTTATGCGGAAATGGATAACCAGGCGGCGAATACTGCACAGGACAGCGGGGCATCGTTGCTGATTGGTCACGCCAATAACGGTGCAGAGATTGTTGCCAACAGTCTGGTGCTGATGCCGTCGGCAGACTATGCACGCCAGATTTGTGGTGCGGGAAGTCAGCTGGCGCGTATGGTCGAGGCTTATCGCCAGACCGACCCGTTTGGCGAGCTGTATGTGATTGCCGTTCCGGAAGCCACAGGCGCGGCGGCAACGGTTACGCTGACGGTGACCGGGGCGGCAACCGAAACCGGCACGGTGAATGTTTATGTGGGACGTACCCGCGTGCAGGCACCGGTGACCAACGGCGATAACGTCGCGACGATTGCCAGCAGTATCAAAGATGCCATTAATGCCGTTCCGGCCCTGCCGTTTACGGCCTCATCTTCGGCAGGCGTGGTCACGCTGACCGCGCGTCATAAGGGGCTTTGCGGGAATGAAATTCCTGTCAGCCTCAATTACTACGGCTTTGGTGGGGGCGAAGTGCTGCCAGCGGGCGTACAGATTGCCGTGGCGACGGGGAGCGCCGGAACGGGCGCTCCGGTTCTCACCGGTGCGGTGGCTGCAATGGCGGATGAGCCGTTTGATTATATTGGCCTGCCGTTCAACGACACGGCCTCCGTTAACACGCTGGTGACCGAGATGAACGATACCAGCGGTCGCTGGAGCTATGCGCGTCAGCTGTATGGTCATGTGTATACGGCAAAGATCGGCACGCTGTCAGAACTGGTGACCGCAGGTGACCAGTTTAACCAGCAGCACATTACCCTGGCGGGATACGAAAAAGACACTCAGACGCCAGCCGACGAGCTGGCGGCAAGCCGTACCGCCCGCGCAGCGGTGTTTATTCGCAACGATCCGGCACGTCCCACGCAGACCGGTGAGCTGGTGGGTATGCTGCCTGCGCCGAAGGGGAAACGGTTCACGATGACCGAGCAACAGACCCTGCTGTCTCATGGCGTGGCAACGGCGTATGTCGAAAGCGGGGTGCTGCGCATTCAGCGTGATGTCACCACGTACAGGAAAAATGCTTACGGGGTTGCGGATAACAGCTACCTCGACAGCGAGACGCTGCATACCAGTGCGTATGTACTGCGCAAACTGAAATCCGTCATTACCAGTAAGTACGGGCGTCACAAGCTTGCCAGCGACGGTACCCGCTTTGGTCCCGGTCAGGCGATTGTCACCCCGGCGGTAATCAAAGGGGAACTGCTGGCAACCTACCGTCAGCTTGAGCGTGCGGGGATCGTGGAAAACTACGAACTGTTTAAGCAGTACCTGGTTGTGGAGCGTGATGCCAGCGATCCGAACCGCCTGAACACGCTGTTCCCGCCTGACTATGTTAACCAGTTGCGTGTTTTTGCCGTGGTTAACCAGTTCCGTCTTCAGTATTCAGAGGAGTCTGCATAATGGCCCGTATCGGGGGAACCTGTTATTTCAAAATTGACGGTCAGCAGCTATCGCTGACCGGCGGCATTGAGGTGCCCATGAACAGGACGGTCAATGATGACATCATCGGCCTGGACGGTTCAGTGGACCGCAAGGAAACTCACCGTGCGCCTTATGTCAAAGGGACCTTCAAGGTGCCGAAGAATTTTCCGGTGAGCAAAATCACCTCGTCTGATGAGATGACAATCACTGCCGAGCTGGCGAACGGTCAGGTCTATGTATTGTCGTCAGCCTGGCTGCACGGCGAAGCGAACCATAATGCCGAAGAAGGTACGGTTGATCTTGAGTTCCACGGTGAAGAAGGGGATTACCAGTGATTGAGCTTGTACTTAAAAAACCGATCATCGCCCACAAAGAAACACTGCATGTGCTGGAAATACGTGAGCCTACGTATGACGAGATTGAGGCGCTGGGGTTCCCTTTCTCTGTTTCGCCTGATGGTGGTATGAAAATGGACAGTCAGGTAGCGCTGAAATATATCCCGCTTCTGGCCGGGATCCCGCGCTCGTCTGCAGCGCAGATGACGAAGCTGGATATTTTTAAGGCAGGCATGATTGTAATGCGTTTTTTTACCGGCTTGGAGACGGAAGAGACCTCCGGAAGCGATTCTACAATGTCGCGTGGTTCTGGAAATTAAACCCCCTTGAACTTCGCCGGACGGCTATTTCCCACTTTGCTGATCTGGAGGCAGAGGCCGTCCGTATAAATGAGGAGATGAAGCATGGCTGATAATTTTCAGCTTAAAGCCATCATCACCGCCGTTGACAGGCTATCCGGCCCGCTTAAAGGTATGCAGCGTCAGCTTAAGGGGTTTCAGAAAGAAGTCTCCAGCCTTGCTCTGGGCGCTGCCGGGGCGGGTACTGCAATAATGGGGGCACTGGCACTCCCTGTAAAATCAGCCATCACCCTTGAATCGAAGATGGCTGATGTCCGCAAAGTGGTGAACGGTCTGGATACGCCGGATGCGTTTAAGGCCATGACGGAGCAGGTACGCGCTTTGTCTACTGAGCTTCCCATGTCTGCAGACGGGATCGCGGAAATTGTGGCGGCTGGCGGTCAGGCCGGGATTGCACGTGATGAACTGATGCAGTTTGCCACTGATGCGGTGAAGATGGGCGTGGCCTTTGATACCACGGCTGAAGAGTCCGGGCAGATGATGGCCCAGTGGCGTACTGCGTTTAATATGACGCAGGATGAAGTGGCCGGGCTGGCTGACAAAATCAACTACCTTGGTAATACCGGCCCGGCGAATGCGAAGAAAATCTCCGATATTGTTACGCGTATTGGTCCTTTAGGTGGTGTTGCAGGTGTGGCTTCCGGCGAAATCGCGGCAATGGGGGCAACCATTGCCGGGATGGGCGTGGAGTCAGAAATTGCCGCCACAGGGATCAAGAACTTCATGCTTTCCCTGACCGCGGGAAATTCCGCGACAAAATCGCAGAAACAGGCATTACGTTTTCTGCGGATCAATCCGAAGAAATTAGCTGCTGATATGCAGAAAGATGCCCGGGGAACCATGCAGTCTGTACTGGATGCGATGGCTAAAGTGCCTAAAGAAAAACAGGCAGCTGTGCTGAATGCCCTGTTCGGGAAAGAGTCTCTGGGCGCGATAGCACCTCTGCTGACTAACCTTGATTTGTTGCGTACCAACTTCAGGCGGGTTGCGGATTCCCAGCAGTATGGCAGTTCGATGCAGAAGGAATATGCTTCGAGGGCAGCGACGACGGAAAACCAGCTTTTACTTCTGCAAAATCAACTTGATGCCATTTCTTCCACTCTGGGGGAAACGTTTCTTCCTGAGGTTAATGATGGTCTTGAAGCGGTAAAACCGCTCCTTGAGGAAGTGAGAACGTTTGTCCGTGAAAACCCGGAGCTCGTTAAGACCATTGCTAAAATCGGTCTGGCTTTACTGACAGTGGGGGCCGCTGCAGGCTCTTTGTCCAGAATCATGAAAGTTCTCGGCGGTGTGATGAATATGACGCCTGCTAAGGGGCTGATTGCTCTTCTGGTTGGTGGCGCTTACCTCATTATTGATAATTGGGAAACCGTAGGTCCTGTCATAAAAAAAGTCTGGCACGTGGTGGATGAAACGGCGCAGGCGATGGGGGGATGGGAAACTGTTCTGAAAGCGATTGCCCTGTTTATGGCAACCAAATGGGTTGCTGACGTTACCAAATCCATTACCGCAGTGACCAGAGAGATGCGTACGCTGGGGAAGGTATCGGCAGAAACGGGATTGATGGGGAAAGGCCGCGGCTTTATCGGGAAGGCCGGGGTATATGGTTTTCTGGGAACCCTGATGTATGAGCCGGTTAAAGATACTTTGGAAAGTGTTGTTCCTGAAGATACGGTTAACTGGCTGGATAATAAAGGGCTGTTTCTGGCTTCAGACTGGACGCCTTTTTTTGATCGTAAAGAGTACGAGCAGTATCAGGCCAGCCTGAGTCAGTACAAACCCAATGTTCCGCTGTTGAATCCATCTTCTTCCATGACACAGCACAGCGAGCTGAAAGTCACGTTCGAGAATGCTCCGCCAGGTATGAAGATAATTGATGTACCGGGCAAAGCCGATCCCCTGATGAAAATCACGCACGATGTGGGGTATTCTCCATTCAGACGATAATATAACTACTTTAATCAAGTAGGGTTATTGAGTGGTAAAGTTTGTGCTGAATGTAGGAGAGAATATGAAGAAAATGTTTATATTGTTGTTGGCTGTAGGACTGCCATTAAACTCCTTTGCGAAGCCAGTAACGGAAAAGCAGCTTGCTACATACTTTATAGATAACGTTAAAACTTCAGCGGATAAGAATATAGATCTAGATGTAGAGGGAATAAATAGACTGTCTGTAATATGCCCAGCAAAGTCGGCAAGTGGAACTCTTTTAATAAAAAAAGCATCCTACGAGTTTAATAAAAGCATTGGTGCTTTTGATTTTGAAAATAACTCACAATCTGCACCATTGACTTTTATTGTACCAATTAGTGAGGATGAAAATAACTTTGACTCGGAAATTATTGGTTTCTCTTTTGCATTTAAAATGCCAAGAGGGCAATTCTTTGTTGATGTTACGAAAACAGGGAAGGTAAAGGCTGGCGTAAATATTAGTGGTGAAAGCGGAATTACTTATTCATCATGTAGAATAGATACTCATAATGTTGATTATGATCGTTAATTTTATTACCTAATAAAAAACCGCGTTTACACGCGGTTTTTATTTGAGGTGACGCCATGGATTTTTCTCATATTTCTTCGTACCTATCCTCTGATTCTCGAAGTGGCTGGCGTGAAAAGCTACTTGAAGCATCATTTCGAGGTGTGCCGTTTAAGGTTGAAGAAGAAAGTGCGGGAACCGGTCGCCGTGTGGAAACACATGAATACCCGAACCGCGACAAGCCCTATACCGAAGATCTGGGAAAAGTCACTTTCCGCCCGTCCATCACAGCTTATGTGGTGGGAGATGACTGCTTTGACCAGCGCGATCGCCTGATTGAAGCGCTGAATAAACCCGGTCCCGGCACGCTTGTCCACCCGACATATGGTGAGCTGAAAGTCTGTGTTGACGGGGAAGTTCGGGTCAGCACATCGAAAAGTGAAGGGCGTATTGTCCGCTTTGACCTGAAGTTTGTCGAAGCAGGAGAACTCTCTTACCCCACATCAGGTGCGGCGACGGCGCAGACGCTGATGTCATCCTGTTCTGCACTGGATGACTGCATCAGTGACAGCTTCAGCGGTTTCAGTATCGATGGTGTAGCGGATTTCGTGCAGAACGACGTTATCGGTAATGCCAGCATAATGCTGGGGTATGTTTCTGATGCGATGAAAGTGGTGGATTCTGCCGTATCGGATGCCGCCAGGCTGTTGCAGGGGGATATCTCGGTACTTCTGCCGCCGCCATCGTCAGGCAAAAATTTCGTTGAGCAGGTGCAGAAAATGTGGCGTACCGGGAAACGCCTTTATGGTAACGCCAGCGACCTGGTCACCATGATCAAAACGCTTTCCGGTGTCAGCCTCGGCAGCGATCTGCAACCGCGCGGCGTCTGGAAAACGGACAGTAAAACCACCGCCACGGCGACGCAGCAGCGTAACGTGGTTGCCAGCACCCTTCGTACGACCGCAATCAGCGAAGCGGCGTATGCCGTCACCCGATTGCCTGCGCCAACAACTTCCGCGGTGATGCAGAATTCCGCAGTGGGGCAGGCAACAACACCCGCGCAGAGCACTGGCTGGCCTTCCGTCACGCATCCGGCACTGAACAATGCACCGGCGGTGAAAAACACGGTTGACCTGCCGACGTGGGAAGAACTGACTGACATTCGCGACACACTGAATACGGCAATTGATAAGGAGTTGTCCCGTACAACCAGCGATGCGCTGTTTCTGGCGCTGCGCCGGGTGAAAGCAGATCTGAATGCGGATATCAACACGCGCCTTGAACAGTCTGCACGGATCATTCAGCGCACACCGGATGAGGTTTTACCCGCGCTGGTGCTGGCGGCGACCTGGTTTGATAACGCGGCGCGTGACGCGGACATTATCCGGCGTAATGCCATTACGCATCCCGGCTTTGTGCCGGTGATCCCTCTGAAGGTGCCAGTGCAATGAACGACAATGTCACGCTACGGGTAAATGGCCGGGAGTGGAATGGCTGGACATCGGTGCGCATCGGTGCCGGTATTGAACGGCTGGCGCGGGATTTCAGTGTGGAGATCACCCGCCAGTGGCCGGGAGATGAGGGCATCACTACGCTTCAGCCGCGCATTAAAAACGGTTCAAAAGTGGAGGTACTGATTGGTGATGAGCTGGTGATCACCGGCTGGGTGGAGGCGACGCCCGTTCGTTACGATGCCCGTTCGGTCAGTACCGGTATTGCCGGACGCAGTCTGACGGCTGACCTGATTGACTGTGCAGCCGAACCGACACAGTTTAACGGACGCTCGCTGGTGCAGATTGCGCAGGCGCTTGCTGCGCCTTTCGGCATTGAGGTGGTGAACAGCGGTGCGCCGTCGGGTGTTATTCCTGATGTTCAGCCTGATCACGGTGAAACGGTGATTGAGGTAATCAACAAAATACTCGGTCAGCAGCAGGCACTGGCTTACGACGACCCGCACGGCAGGCTGGTGATTGGCGGTATTGGCTCAACGCGGGCACATACTGCGCTGGTACTCGGGGAAAATATCCTTTCCTGTGATACGGAGAAGAGTATCCGGGAGCGGTTTTCAGTTTACCAGGTGGCGGGGCAGCGTGCCGGAAACGACGATGATTTCGGTGAGGCCACCACCACCGCGCTGCGGGCCCGCACAGAGGACGCATTTATTGCCCGTTACCGTCCGATGTATATCAGGCAGCCAGGGCAGGCTACGGGGGCAGGCTGTATTGCCCGTGCGGACTTTGAAGCCCGGCAACGGGCGGCGCGGACGGATGAAACCACCTATGTGGTGCAGGGCTGGCGACAGGGTAACGGTACGCTGTGGCAGCCCAACCAGCGGGTGATTGTCTTCGATCCGGTCTGTGGTTTCGACAATACCGAACTGCTTGTCTCGGAAGTCACGTTTACTCAGGACCAGAATGGCACCCTGACGGAAATCCGTGTCGGCCCACCTGATGCTTATCTGCCTGAACCCGAAGCCCCCGGCGCGCGGAAAAAGAAAAAAGCCAGAGTACAGGAGGACCCGTTCTGATGAAGGCGATTGAAACCATACAGCGACAACTCCTCGGCCTGATTGGGCGGGCCGTGGTGAAAAGCATCAGTGCCGCCACGAAATGTCAGACCGTGGATGTGTCCCTGATTGCCGGTGAACCCAAAGCCGGGGTTGAACATCTTGAACCCTACGGTTTTACCGCAAGGGCAAACAGCGGTGCGGAAGCGGTGGTGTTGTTTCCGGATGGCGACCGTTCTCATGCGGTGGTTGTTACGGTGTCGGACCGGCGCTACCGCCTGAAAGGGCTGCAGACGGGTGAGGTGGCTGTCTATGACGATCAGGGGCAGTCCGTGACGCTGACCCGGGAGGGGATCGTGGTGGACGGTGCAGGTAAAACGATCACGTTTCGCAATTCACCTAAAGCACGTTTTGAAATGGACCTGGAAGTGACAGGACAGGTGAAAGACCTGTGCGACTCCAGCGGCACTACCATGTCAGCGATGCGGCTTGCCTATAACGGGCATCGTCACAGAGAGAACGGTCAGGGCAGTAACACCGACAAACCTGATAAAGCGATGGAGGCATGATGGAACTGTGGCTGACGGTGAACGGTAAACGCACCTGCGCCAGCGCACCGCTGGATCCGCTGACCCGCGCCGTGGTGATTTCCCTGTTTACCTGGCGGCGGGCGGAGCCTGATGACAACGCCGACGTCCCGATGGGATGGTGGGGGGATACCTGGCCTGCGGTACAGAATGACCGTTACGGCTCCCGACTGTGGCTGCTTCAGCGCAGCAAACTGACCAATCAGCTGGTGCAGACGGTAAGGGGGTATATCCGCGAATGCCTGCAATGGATGATTGATGACGGCGTGGTGTCCCGTATTGATCTGGATATCCGCCGCACCGGGATTAATGAGCTGGGTAACAGTATCACCCTCTGGCGTCGTGACGGACCGGTAATGATTTCTTTTGATGATCTGTGGAGTGCGATAACGCATGGCGGACAGTGAATTTCAGCGCCCGACGCTGGCAGAAAATATCAGTATGCTCCGTAACGATTTATTCGCCAGGCTGGACGTCAGCGACACGCTCCGGCGCATGGATGAAGACGTGCGGGCAAAGGTGTATGCGGCGGCGCTGCATACGGTTTACGGGTACATCGATTATCTGGCAATGAATATGCTGCCTGACCTGTGCGATGAGTCCTGGCTGGCGCGACATGCTGCGATGAAACGGTGTCCGCGCAAGGGGGCCACGGCTGCCAGCGGGTATATGCGTTGGGAAGATGTCAGCGATGGCCTGAAGGTGACCGCCGGGAGTGTTATTCAGCGCGATGACCTGGTTCAGTACACGGCAACTGCCGATGCAACCAGCTCCGGTGGTGTCCTGCGCGTGCCGATCGCCTGCTCAAGTGCAGGAGCGGTCGGTAACGCTGACGACGGTACGTCATTAATCCTGGTCACGCCGGTTAATGGTCTGCCGTCTTCCGGCGTGGCAGATACCCTGACAGGCGGATTTGATACTGAAGAGCTGGAAACGTGGCGCGCCCGCGTCATTGAGCGGTATTACTGGACGCCTCAGGGCGGGGCTGACGGGGACTATGTCGTCTGGGCTAAAGAAGTGCCCGGCATTACCCGCGCATGGACATACCGTCACTGGATGGGAACGGGAACTGTCGGTGTGATGATTGCCGGCAGTGACCTGATTAATCCCATTCCGGAAGAATCAACGGAAACGGCGGCAAGACAACATATCGGGCCACTGGCCCCGGTGGCAGGCTCTGATTTGTATGTGTTCAGGCCGGTGGCGCATAAAGTGGATTTTCATATCCGCGTGACGCCGGACACACCGGAAATACGGGCTGCCATCACCGCCGAGTTGCGTTCGTTCCTGCTGCGTGATGGTTATCCGCAGGGAGAACTGAAGGTGTCGCGTATCAGTGAGGCGATTTCCGGTGCGAACGGGGAATACAGCCATCAGTTGCTTGCACCGGTGGACAATATCTCCATTGCGAAAAACGAACTGGCGGTTCTGGGGACGATTTCATGGACGTGACAAACGATGATTACATCCGTCTGTTGTCGGCACTGCTGCCGCCCGGTCCGGCGTGGTCAGCCAGCGATCCGGCGATTGCAGGTGCGGCACCGTCATTAACCCGTGTTCATCAGCGTGCGGATGCCCTGATGCGGGAGCTGGATCCGCGCACCACCACCGAACTGATAAACCGCTGGGAGCGTCTGTGCGGCCTGCCGGATGAATGTATTCCCGCAGGGACACAGACCCTTCGCCAGCGTCAGCAACGGCTGGATGCGAAGGTTAACCTGGCGGGCGGCATCAACGAGGATTTTTATCTTGCACAGCTTGCTGCCCTGGGCAGACCAGATGCCACCATCACGCGATACGACAAAAGCACCTTCACCTGCTCATCGGCCTGTACTGACGCGGTGAATGCGCCGGAATGGCGGTATTACTGGCAGGTCAACATGCCAGCTGCCACCAACACCACCTGGATGACATGTGGTGATCCCTGTGATTCCGCACTGCGTATCTGGGGCGACACCGTTGTCGAGTGTGTGCTTAACAAACTCTGCCCTTCGCATACCTACGTAATTTTTAAATATCCGGAGTAATCCATGCATCGTATAGACACGAAAACCGCGCAGAAGGATAAGTTCGGCGCGGGTAAGAACGGTTTTACCCGTGGTAACCCCCAGACCGGCACGCCTGCCACCGTTCTGGATGATGACTACTTTGACATGTTGCAGGAAGAACTCTGCAGCGTGGTGGAGGCATCCGGTGCCAGCCTGGAGAAGGGGCGGCACGATCAGCTTCTTACCGCGCTTCGTGCGCTGCTGTTAAGCCGCAAGAATCCGTTTGGCGATATCAAATCGGATGGCACTGTGCAAACGGCTCTCGAAAACCTGGGAATGACAGACATTCTGAATGATAAACAGGATAAAAATGATAATCTGACATCATTGTCGAGCTTAACAGGAATACCGGATGGGCTGGCATTTTTTACAGGTGCCGGAACAATGGATATGACAGCGCTGACTCAAAATGGCAGGGAAATTTTAAGTAAAAAAACGTATCGGAAACTCTAAAATATTTAACACTTGGGGATGGAACAGGAAGGCTTTTGGGGGTTCAGGCATTTGGATCATCTGGGACTTATATCAAATCACCTGGTGTAACGAAAATTATAGTGGAAGCCGTTGGCGGAGGTGGTGCCAGTGGTAATTTGTCGGCAACTGCATCTGGTAACTGTGGTGTAAGTGCTGCCGGTTCCAACGGGGCATATGCTAAAGCATTTTTTTATCAGTCTATACCTGAATCCGTGCAAGTAACTATTGGAAGCGGTGGTGTAGCAGGAACAGGACCAGGAGGCTCTGGAGGTGACGGCGGGAATACAAGCTTTGGTGATTTGCTTGTATGTCCGGGAGGAAGGGGATCAACTCAAGTTCAGCAGGTACCTCCATTTTCAGGGGGAAGTGCAACAGAAGCACCAATTCCTACAGGGCAAGGGATTCTGTTCCATTCAGTTTCACGATCAAATTTATGTGGGGCACTTGGACTTGGTGATGATCAGGCGATTGGCGTTGAAAGTATAACCACTACTATGCTTGGGATATACGGTATTGGCGGGACAGGTAAATACAATAAGGCGTCATCAGGTCCAGCGACAGGAAATAATGGAAATCAGGGATATATTCTTGTGTGGGAGTATCAGTAATGAGCGATATTTATGCAGTCGTACAAAATGGTGTCGTTACAAATCTTGTTGTATGGGATGGTAAGTCAGAGTTTAAGTCAGAAAAAGCGGATATAGTTAAATGTGTTGGAGATGTTGGTATTGGCTGGTCATATGACGGTAAAAAATTCATCAAGCCTTCCTTAAAACCAGATGTAGTTACTCCTCAAGATGAGTTAGTCAGTTAATTGCTAGTACGCTGGAGATTTTGATAATTTCCAGCGCATTTTTCCTTCTGCAGTAATGGATGAAATACCGCGAGTATAATGTTTTTATGCATATGAACCGTTTAAACCAGAGGAATCCTGACGAAATTGGTTATTGCGCCGAGAGTTGTCGGAGGGGGTGATATAGGTTATCTAATGGAGTAATCATTTTAACATTAATCAGTTTCCCCATGACATCCTCTAAACCCTATATAAACGATTTCCTGCTACTGGCATTCAAACGAAATAATTTGAAAGCAATTTAAAGAGTTATTTGTCTAATGTTGGAAGCCGCAGCCACGTCGTATGCAAGAACGTGCTGCGGCTGGCTGGCGAACTTTCGATAGTGCGAGTATTGAATGATTTCCAGCCGTTACCGATTTTACGTGTTAATTAGTGAACAAACCACTCGTCAGCAGATTCCCAGGTATCTTTCAGAGTCTCCTGAACAAAAGTTTTTGCAGAATCCTTATCTGCGGTGCGTGTAACAGAAAGGCCATCGTTGCTGGTGGCTTTTACGATCACCTCTACATCGTCATAACGTTTACTGATGCGTCGGGTTAATTCTTCCTTTAACGCATCCACAGCACCGGTTGGCATTTTAGTCATTTTTTCTTTGGCTATGCAGATTTCAATACGCATAAAAGTCCCTCTATACTGTGTTTGTATACAGTATTATTTTTAACTGTATGGATAAACAGTGTCAAGAGGTCTTATTTCTGCTCCTTTGGAGCTCTTCAAAACGATTATGTAAAGATTTCGGATACAGTTCGGTATATACCTGCCATAGCACGTTTAATGAACGATGCCCTGTAACCTGGGCGACTTCCTCAATACTAAAACCAGCCTCAAATAAGCGACTTGCCCCTTCTCTACGCAAATCATGGTATCGCAGATCTTTAATACCTAATTTGCTTCTTACCCTCTGGAATCCCGCAGTAACAGAAGTGCTGTTATATGGAAAAATGAATTCTGATTTTTTGGGTTGTCGTTGGACGATATCCCAGGCTTCCCCAAGCAAGGCTACTTTCATATGGTTGCCTTCCTTTTTACGTGGATCTTTCCTGTCTCTTACGAGTATGGATTTTTGTTCCTGATCGAGATCCTCCCATCGTAATCGGCATACTTCACCGATTCGCATACATGACCACACAGAAAATTTGAGGATATCAACGAACGGAATTTTTGAGCATTTATGTGTAGATCGTTGTTGAAGACCTTCAATGAGCATGTCCAGTTCATCAGATGCCGGTCTACGATTACGACGATTTGATTTACCAATTAACCCAAGTTTAAGTAGATATGGACGAGCGGCTTTTGCTGGGTTTGATGTGTAATTAATTCCATATACAGGTTTGGCAGCATCCAGAACACTGCCAAGATAACTAACATCGTGGCTAACTGTAGCTGGACCTGCACCAGCGTTGTTTCTTAGCCTGCAATGTTCAATTACGTCATTTTCTGTCAGTTCAGATAGTTTGATCGCGGAGATGTCACTATCCATAAGCAGTTCCAGCACATATCTTTTAGTACGGCCTGCTTTACCTCCGGCATTTGGGTCATTTAAATATTTGTGTAGTAAGTCACGGACTGTAAGTCCGTCAACTGCATTTGATGATGGAATGCCATATAGATCTAATTCCATCACTTTCTGTGTGCCCCATGTTTTGGCATGAGCATGTTTAGGGAATGTTTTGCTTTCCCTGTAAGTGATAACACCTTTTTCTTTGATAATCACATTACAGCGATAGCGTGGTGTGCCATCGGATTTTAGTCGTTTCTCTATGTTATAGTACGCCATTACACGACCTCGTTATTTCGGGTTCCCATAAAACGTGGGAACCTGTGCGGGAACCTAACGCGAGAAAAATAGCCTGAAATGTTCAAAAATGCACGATAATCATGAAACACAAAAAATTAATCAAACCAGCGTGATGCCTGAAAAAACTGGTGTTTACTGGAATTCTCGGTTTAGCATTGCTCCTATGCTCGACTGGACGGACAGACATTGCCGCTATTTCTTGCGTCTGCTTTCCCGCAATACGTTGCTGTATACCGAAATGGTGACCACAGGGGCGATTATTCACGGTAAAGGTGATTATCTGGCGTACAGTGAAGAAGAACATCCGGTAGCGTTGCAACTGGGCGGTAGCGATCCGGCGGCGCTGGCGCAGTGTGCAAAGCTGGCAGAAGCGCGCGGATATGATGAGATCAACCTGAATGTCGGCTGCCCGTCTGACCGGGTGCAGAACGGCATGTTTGGTGCGTGTCTGATGGGTAATGCGCAGCTGGTTGCCGACTGTGTGAAAGCGATGCGCGATGTGGTGTCGATTCCAGTGACGGTGAAAACGCGTATTGGCATCGATGACCAGGACAGCTATGAATTTCTCTGCGATTTCATCAACACTGTTTCCGGCAAAGGCGAGTGTGAGATGTTTATCATCCACGCACGTAAAGCCTGGCTTTCGGGGTTAAGCCCGAAAGAAAACCGTGAAATCCCGCCGCTCGATTATCCGCGTGTGTATCAACTGAAGCGTGACTTTCCGCATCTGACAATGTCGATTAACGGTGGTATCAAGTCGCTGGAAGAGGCCAAAGCACACCTGCAACATATGGATGGCGTGATGGTCGGGCGCGAGGCGTATCAGAATCCGGGTATTCTGGCGGCAGTAGACCGGGAGATCTTTGGTTCCTCGGATACCGATGCCGATCCGGTGGCGGTAGTGCGCGCCATGTATCCGTACATTGAGCGTGAACTCAGCCAGGGGACGTATCTCGGCCATATTACCCGGCATATGTTGGGCTTGTTCCAGGGTATTCCTGGCGCGCGGCAGTGGCGGCGTTATTTAAGTGAAAATGCCCATAAAGCGGGTGCAGACATTAATGTGCTGGAACACGCGCTCAAACTGGTGGCGGATAAGCGTTAACTTTTCACCAAAAAGTAGTCAAATTCACCACGCCCTGCGCACCGTCGCGGGGCGTTTTGCTGTTAAATCAATAGATTATTTTTGGCATGATTCTTGTAATGCCAGCAAGAGATTTCATATTTGGGAGAGCATCATGCTGGAACTACTTTTTGTGATTGGCTTTTTTGTCATGCTGATGGTCACCGGCGTTTCGTTGCTGGGCATTATCGCCGCGCTGGTTGTGGCGACGGCCATTATGTTCCTCGGCGGTATGCTGGCATTGATGATTAAGTTGCTGCCGTGGTTACTACTGGCGATTGCGGTGGTGTGGGTTATTAAGGCGATTAAAGCACCAAAAGTGCCGAAATATCAGCGTTATGACCGCTGGCGTTACTAA